ACATTGAGAGCAACATAAACACCTTTTACAGCATCTACTAATGGACGGCTATATCATCGTACTCCCCGAAGGAACGCTAACAAGCGAACACCGAGCCAAAGCCATAACGCGCGAACTGTACAACATCACAGCGCCGTTGGTCACTCAGGAACCGTATCAAAAGGATGGCACGGTCTTCGGCGTTATCGAACACCCTGACGGCATTCAATTCGCTTTGCAGGTAGACACGGAATACAACATCCCCGTCAGCCCTATGGCGACGCTTGAGAAGCTAATCACCCTAATGCTCGAATTGAGCGAGGTAGAAATACGACAGCTTTCGAGCTACGTCCTCAACGCGCAAGCCTTTCCGTTTGGGGCAATCGTTCCCAGCACTACGACCGTAAGAGACCAAGCGTATATGGTCGAACACGGTTGGTTCCCTGAAGATCCCGAATTATGAAAATACTAAAAGTCCTCCTCCTCTTTATTCTCGCTATGGTAGCAATTCCCGTCGGGATCGTGTACTCGTTTGGCGAGTCGCTTTACTTTATCGCCTCAGATATCCTCAGAAGCATTTGGAGAGCCATATACGACCTCTTTAGAGACGTTTCGACCATTGTCTCCGTTACGGCATCAAAGTTCCTTAATCGGCTTCTAATGGATAAAGGCGTACCTTTTGGTAATCATTCCGTTTCTGCTGTCCTGGGAGCCAACCAACGAGAGAAGACGCTCACGCGCTTGGGGGTATGGCTTACCTCGTTACTCGATAGCGTAGAAGACGACCATTGCCGCAAGGCTTCGGAGAGGGCGGGCATATGAAAAACCTCAACGCGGTACTCACCAAATTCGCGGATGAAGTTGTCAAGTCGGCAAAGCGTCATCTCGGAGGGAGGAAGATAGGGAAGAACAAGAGCTACGGAGTAGCGTCTGGAACGCTCAAGCGTTCTCTTTCTTACCGCATCCGCGTACAAGGCGACACGATCAAATCAATCACCTTTGGGGCAAAAGGCAAAGCCAATAAATACGCGGCCTTTTTGCATTGGGGAGTAAACGGCACACGGAAGAATCAGAAGTCGCCTTTCTTTAAATTCAAGAAGCAACCTCCTTCTTCGGTATTTGTTCCGTGGATCAAAGCGAAGGGGATTAAGCTCAGAGATAAAAAAGGGCGATTTAAAAAGCAGACGGAAAGCAACGTCAACTCTTTGGCCTTCCTCATAGCTCGCTCGGTCAAACGTAAGGGAATCGTTGGTCTTCGGTTTTATGAGAAAGCCTTTACAGCCGTTTCCAAGCGATTCGATAAGAAGATGGGCGACGCAATAGCGGAAGACATTAAAGATAAGTTCAAGTTGAAACTCGGTAACATCACAATAAAATGAGCGCGGTATTTGTAGACTCTCCCGGCGAGAATTGGTTCCCAGCAGGGCAACGCTTGATATATACCCTCGGTTCTCAAACGACACCCCTCGACGCGGCCTATCGTTTCATTATCCAAGTAGAAGAGAACGGGACGGAGATATCGAAAATCTACCTCACCCCCAACCCGAACGAACGCTCGTTCTTTGATTTGTCCGAAGTCGTAAAGGGGAGGACGGAAGTCGATCCGTTTCGATACAACACTACGACGGCGATTCACAGCTTCAATAACCAACCGTTCACCCGCGCAAATAACGGAGTGAACCGCTATACGGTACGGGTGGGGTATTATGACGGCTCTGAGAACCTCGATGAAGATAACCAGACGCTCTACCTTGTCGATGGGTACGAGCAAATTTCGGACGGCCTTCACCCTTCATTTGCGGACTTCTACGGCACGCAATCCAACAGAAAGGTATGGCTCACGGATCGCGTTCCTTCGAACAACGTTATCGAAATAAAAGCGGGCATAGAAGACCAAGGGCTTGCGGCATTCCTCAATACCGACGATACAGGTTCGCTTATCGAGCGTCTTCTCTTTAAGATATACGACACTTCCGGCACGCTAGACGATACCTTGACGTATGACATAAACGCGACCAATGGGGGCTTAGTACCGTCTACCAATTGGGCGGCAAACGCAACAAACGTCAAAGGGAGTCTTCTTTATACCTACGCATACCCCGGAGCTTTTTCCGCACTTGTAACCGCCCTCAACGCTGTCGTGGGTGGGTGGAGTTATTACGACGTAATTCCTTCGACCGGGCTAAATGCGCAGACAGGAAACGTCCTTCGCGTGACGAACGACTGCCGATATACAAAGAACGAAGCCGTACAGCTCGGCTGGGCAAATACTCGCGGCGGGTGGGATTACCTCCGCTTTAACGGCAAAAAACAAAAGACCGTTTCCAGAGAAGAGAAGACCTATCGAAAGATCGTCGGCGATTACTCCGCTTCTACCTTCTCTTTTGGAACGAGCGAGAGGCAAGTCAAGCCCTACCAACTCGAAGCGAAAGAATCGTATCAACTGAACGGGATTCTCACTATCGAAGAAATTACGCTCATGCAGTATTGCCTTCGGTCGAAGAACGTCATGGCACGAATTGACGGCCTATGGGTTCCCGTCACGATAAAGACGAGTTCGATGCAAATCGAAGAGGAAACCGTCTCGAAGGTTTTTGTTATTACGTTCGACGTTGAACTTGCTCAAATCATCCGATGCTAAGACTTACGATAGAAGGCAATGAAATTGAGCTGTACGAGAACGAGCCGATAAACCTCTCGTATCAGTTTAGCAACCTCCAAGAAATCAACGCTTCGGCTTCGAGCTTCTCGCAGACCTTCCGCGTTCCGCTCACCAAGAAGAACCAAGACTACTTTGGGGCGGTCAATGAGTTTGGCCTCATAACTACATGGGATCCCAAAACGAAAGCCTCAGCCGAACTAACTTCAAGCACCATCCCGATAATGCGCGGCTTCATTCAAGTGAAGGGGGTGTACGTGCAGAAGGGTAAATACGCAGACGTTGAAATCGTTTTCTTCGGGGAGACGGCCAACCTCTCGCGGGATATCGGAGACGGGATGCTGACAGACCTCGACTTGTCTTCTTTTAACCATACGCTCAACGCGACAAATATCTCTGGAAGTTGGGGCGTTCCCGGTAGCTTGTCGAGCGGTGCGATACGTTACGGCTTACCCGACAAGGGGCAGAATTGGTTCGCCAATCAAACCGACAACATTTGGACAACATCAACCCCCCTTGAGCATGGGGATTTTACGCCCTACTTTAGAGCGTCGGAAATGATGACGCAAATCCTAACTACGGCGGGTTATACGTACTCTTCGACCTTTCTTTCAGGTTTAGACGACCTCTATCTTTTGGCAAATCGGGGAAGTCTTTCGGTTTTTGGTTACGACGCTACTTCAGGGGATCAAATCCCACCGGAGCAAGAAACGATGATTGTCGGACTCGACACCGATTTAACGGGTTTAAGCGCACACAACCCCGGAGCGGCGATAACGGCATGGAGCGAAACAACGCCCTTCTTTGATACAGGTTCGAACTTTTCCGGAGGCTCTACTTTTACCGCTCCTTTCCGCGCTTTCTATACGTTCCGAATCAATTTGTACGGTCGAACCAACGACACTACTCACGAATTCTCGATGGTATTGCAGAAGACCAGCGTAAGCCCTGCCGTAACCGTTTGGGATATTTTCAATGGCGACTATGCCGGCGCACTCTTTAACGATCAAGTTCACAACTTTACAAGCGACCCTATCCTCTTAAACACGGGGGATACGATAACGGTCTTTTATGAAATGGCAAATTCAGGCCATACGTTAAACCTCGACGGAGACAACACCATTTCCCCTCAATCGACTTGGTGGCAGGTTCTCGACATTACCTATCCAACATCCGGCCAAACGGTAGACGTAGCCGCCAATATGCCGAAGATGAAGCAAATCGATTTCGTGTCTGGTTTGCAAAAGATGTTCAACCTCGTATTCATCCCCGACAGAAACAACGCGAAGAAGCTCTATATCGAGCCGTTTAACGATTACCTCGCTTCAGGTACGACGAAGGACTGGACAAATAAGATAGACCTCTCAAAGGATATACAAATCCAACCGACGACAGACCTACAATCGCGTAAATACGATTGGACGCATTCCAACGGGAAGGATCTTGTTAACGACCTCGTGTTCAAAAATGCTTCGCGGGTTTATGGAAGGTATCGAGTTGATGACCCCGCTAACGACTTTGCTTCGGGAAGGAAAGAAATAAAATCGCCCTTCGCGCCTCACGTCGCCTCGTACATTCCCGGCACCCAATTTGCCGTTCACCGAATGTTGGTAGATACCGACCAACCAGACAAACGCATAAAAGACCCCCTCCCGCGTTTGGCCTTTTGGAACGGTCAGGAATCCGGAACGATATACTATCAGAACGACGCGAATATCGACTACTTATCGAGCATCCGTTACCCTGCCTTCTCGCAGTATTCCGACCTTGAGGCTACAATTACAGACGAAGACCTCGGATTCGGCGCGGAGCGCCCCTTTCATATAGTAGAAGCGAACCCCTTAAATACGCTTTACTACAAGTATTGGAGTCCCTTCGTAAACGAACTGTATTCTTCGGATGCTCGAAAGCTGACCGCCTTCTTCCGGCTTACGCGCTCCGAATTAGCGACGTTCGAATTCTCGGATAAAATCTACATAAAGGACACCTATTGGAGGATCCTATCTATCTCGTATGACGCGACAAGTGAAGACCTCGTGAAGGTGGAGATGCTTAAAGTCTTGGGGGATATTCGGGACTGCACTTGGCTTCCTATATCTATCGACAAATCGAACGGACAGATTCGCTTTGAAAACGTCGCAGGTACGAAGGTATATCAACTAAGCCCGAACTTTAGTTCGTGTTGCACGAAGTACGGATATATCTACAACGAAACGAATCAACGCTGTTATCAACCTTTTGAGCAATGAGGAATCTCGACAACCATCGTTATATAGGAGAGGCGATTCAACTGCTCCAGAACAAAGGCGAGAAGACGAAAGTCCCCCTTTGGTTTAAGGCCTTGGATTGGTTTCTCGCTATTGTCTACATCTCAGGGGTTTGCTTCCTCCTCTTTAAAACTACCTCATGGCTACTCAACAAGATATTCTTCTAAAGTTTTCTGCCGATACCGGAAACGTTGACTCGGCTATACAAGACGTTCAAGGAGGAGTCGAGAAGACAGATACAGCCGTCGGAGGGTTGACCAATCAACTCGACAAAATGTCGGGAGGAGCTATAACGGGCTTCCGGAATTTTACAGCGGGAATCAAAACGGGGGTAACGGGTTTGAAATCCTTTAAGGTTGCTCTTGCCGCGACCGGAATCGGATTACTTGTAGTTGCTATCGCTTCACTCGTTTCGTACTTCCGAAGCACGAAGGAGGGAGCTGAGAAACTTAAAGTTATTATGTCAACGCTCGGAGCGGTTGTTGACGTTATCCGCGACCGCGTTTCGGAAATGGGAAAGATCCTTTTCGAAGCTATATCCAACCCGCAGGAGACTATCAAAAATCTGGGTAAGCTCATTAAGGAGAACTTAATGAATCGCTTCGAAGGAATGCTCGAACTCATTCCGGCAGTAGGCACGGCGATTAGTCTCGCTTTAAAAGGCAAGTTTTCGGAGGCCGGGAAGGTTGCCACCGATGCGGCTGGCAAGGTGTTCTTAGGCGTTGAGTCGGTTACGGATGCCGTAGGTAAGGCGGGTGAAGCTATCGCCGATTTGACGGAGGAAATAAAAAAAGAAGCTCAAGCGGCCGCCGATTTAGAGAAAGCACTCAACAAGCTGAAAGATGAAGAGAGAGACTTCATAAAGCAACGAGCGGAGACCAATAAACAAATCGCAGAAGCGAGGTTATTAGCGGAAGACGACACGCTTGCAATAGAGGAAAGAATCGAAGCCCTTCAAAGATCGGTTGATTTGGAGCAACAAACAGTCGACGAACAACTGCGTCTAGCAGAAGAGAGGGCTCGCATTACGAGGGAGCAAGTCGCCCTCGGTGAAAGTACTGAGGAAGACTTGCAACGGGTTGCAGAAGCTGAAGCGGCGGTAATCGACTTGCAGACAGCATCTCTAAAAACTCAAAAGCGACTGCAAACGGAACTGAATTCGTTAAAAGCGGAGGCAACTGCCGCTCAAAAAGCCGAAAGCGAGAAAGAAAAGAAGCGGATAAAAGATGAGCAAGAAGCAAGGGAGAAGGCCTACCAAGACCAACTCAAAGCAAAGCAAACTCTCGAAGACGAGCTATATAGAGAGTCTTTAAACGCGAGAGAGCAAGAAGAACTCGCTTTGATGCAGGAGTTTGATATGCGCGTAGCTCTCGCTGGTGACGACGAAGGACTTATACAAGCGGCGACCGAATCGTTTAATCAAAAAATTAAATCGATTGATGATAAATATCGCAAGCAAAAAGCGGATGCAGATAAAGCGCAAAGAGACGCAGACGATGTCGCAAATGCTAAAAAAATAAAGGAAGAAGAAAAAGTTCAACAAGCGAAATTCCAGATTGCCTCTCAGGGGATTGCCGCTGTTTCTGCTTTATCAACTGCGTTCGCATCTAAAGACGAGGCAAACGCGGAACGACAATTCAAAATTCAAAAGGCGTTGAGCCTTGCAAGTGCAACGGTATCAGCGACTGAGGCAGTTGTAAACGCTTATAAGAGTGCCAAAGCAAACCCTGTTTTTGGCGCGATTCCCGGATACGCTGGGGCTCAAGCCGCTTTTGCCGCCGCTTTTGGTGTCGCACAAGTCGCAACGATAGCGAGGTCAAAATTCAAAGCACCCGCCAAAGTACAAACTCCGTCCGGAGGTGGTGGAGGGGGAGGATCTGCACCAACACCAACAGCCCCACAGCTCGACCTCGGCTTCTTAGGAGGTGGAGCAGGGCAGACGGGTATCCGGACTTACGTTGTCTCTTCAGAAGTAAGCAACAGCCAACAGGCAAACCAACGAATAAACGACCAAGCGTCACTTGTAGGATGAACATATTAGAACTCATAATCGACGAAGAAGCGGAGATGTACGGAATCGACGCGATATCTCTCGTAGAGCAACCCGCCATCGAAAGCGATTGGGTGGCCCTAAAGAACCAGCAACTCCAATTCAAAACGCAAGACGAAGAGAAGCGGCTCATTATGGGCGCGGCTCTTATTCCCGATAAGCCTATCTATCGAAAGACGGGCGAAGAGGAATATTACGTCTATTTTTCAAAGAAGACCGTCCGAAGGGCGATGGAGCTTTACTTCAAGAACGGCAACCAAGCGAACGCTACGCTTGAACACGAGCATAAAATCAACGGCCTGCACCTCGTGGAGAGTTGGATCGTAGAAGGAGAGCAAGACAAGTCGCGGATATATGGCCTCGATGTACCCGTAGGAACTTGGATGGTTTCGATGAAGGTAGAGAACGACGCGATATGGGAGAAGTTCGTTAAGGAAGGCGCGGTGAAAGGCTTCTCTATTGAGGGGTATTTCGCTAACAAGTACGAACTCGCAAAGGCTACCGTAAAAAAAGACAAGCGATATAAAGAGGGACAGCGCGTAGTCATGGAGTCTTATAGCGATTACCCTGACGCGGTGAAGAACAACGCAAAGAGGGGCATAGAATTGAACGAGAAGCAGGGTAATAAATGCGCTACGCAAACGGGAAAGGTACGCGCTCAACAGCTCGCCAACGGCGAACCCATCTCGCAAGAAACCATCGAACGAATGTACTCTTATCTCTCAAGGGCGGGGGAGTATTACGACCCCAACAGCACGACCGAATGTGGAACTATCTCGTATCTCTTATGGGGAGGGAAGGCGGGGCTTCGTTGGGCAAAATCCAAGCTGACCGAATTAGAGCTTCTCTCAGCCGTTGAAATCGAACTCGGTATAGAATACCTCTCAGAAAAACTTAAGAGTAAGGAATGACCCTTTAAAATCGTTATTAATACAAATCCCTCGAAGATGACTCTAAAAGAACGCATCTCCGACTTGTTCGAAAAATACTCCGTTGAATTGGAGGTCGAAACTAAGGAGGAGGTAAAATTTGCAACTGCTACGCTTGACAGCGGGCAAGAAATCCAAACCGACGCGGAAGCCTTCGCCGTCGGTGTTTCTGTTTTCGTAGTAAATGACGAAGGCGAACAAATCCCTCTCCCAGACGGAGACTACACCCTTGCCGACGGCTCTATGTTAGTAGTAGCAGAAGGTGCCGTTTCTGAAGTAAGAGAAGCCGAAGCCGCTCCAGAGGTAGAGGCCGAAGAAGACAAGGAAGAAGAAATGCAGGCTCAAGAAGTCGAAGCGTCTTCCGAGGTATTAACACGCGAAGCGGTCGCCGGTATGATTGCCGAAGCCGTCGCAGAAGCGAAGAAAGAATTCAGCTCTCAAATTAAAGAGCGAGACGCGAAGATTACCGAGTTGAGCAAGCAAGCCTCAAAGTCAATCTCTCGCGCACCTAAGATGGAGATAAAAGCTCCTGTCGACATGACCAAGTTATCAATGAAGGAGCGCATCGCCGCGATCCAAAATCAATTCTCTAAATAATGGCTAACGCTGTAATTACTTCAAACTACGCAGGAACCGCGGCTCTACCTTACGTCGCTCCTGCTATCCTCTCTGGCGATACCATTGCAAATGGTTACGTCGAGGTTCTCGAAAATGTCCGATACAAAGCCAACCTTCGCAAGTTCGACGGCGTTGCTTTGCAAGCGGCTGATTGTGAATTCTCAAACTCAGGAGGCTCTTTAACTTTGAGCGATGTTGTATTGACTACAACAGCTCTCCAAGTCAACGAGCAAGTCTGCAACAAAGACCTTCGTACTGCATGGGAAGCCGAGCAGATGCGCGGTCAATCGTCAAACTCACCTGCTGACTTCCAAGCGTTCGCCGCTCAGTACGTAGCCGCAAAGGTTGCCGAAGGAGTTGAACGTAACTTGTGGCACGGTAACTTCAATCACACCGACGGCACAACAGGAGGAGCAACTTACACGAGCTTTAACGGTATCTGCCGACTCTTGGTTGACGGATATAACGCGGGCACGATGCAACAGCTTGCAGGTGCAACAGACGCGACGAATATCCTTGGTCGTTTGGCAGGTTTAGCCGCTGAAGCCCCTCTCGCTATCGCAGGAGACCCAGACGCGAAAATCTTCATGTCACGAGCGATGAAGCAACTTTACTTCACAGCTTTGGCTGGCACTACTGAGTTGACTTTCCACGCCGCAGAAGCCGCTAATTTCTACAACGGCTATGAAATTATCACACCGGGTGGAATGGCAAACGATGCGTTTATCTTGTCGAAGAAAGAGAACCTGTACTTCGGAACGGACCTCTTGACGGATCACATCGAAGCGGCTGTTTTGAACTTGATGGGCGTAACGGGTGACGATGTTACTCGAATCATCATGAAGTTCAGCGCAGGTACTCAAATCGTAGACGCTCCGTCTGCTGGTTTCGCTTACCGCATATCCTAATTAATCGGGGAGGGGCTTTAAATCCCTCCCCTTAATTCCTCAAAATATGGCTTGTAGTATTACAGTTTCGGGGCGTTCCTTCCCCTGTAAAGATAAAATCGGAGGAATCAAAAGGGTTTGGATTGCTCAATTCGAGGCCGACGAATGGGGTACTATTGCCGCAGGAGTTATCCCCGGAGCGGGAGCGAATGGCGACGCGAGTACTCCCGTTGTATTCAAGAATTTCGAACTCACTAAGAACACGGGTTCGTTTCAACAAACCGTTACCTCTTCCGTTGAGAATGGTACTGTCTTCTTCTCGCAAGTCGTGGAGTTGACTATGCCCAACCTTGACGCGGTAGATAATACGGAAATCTACGAACTTATGAAGGGTCGTTTGTCTATCATAATTCAAGACAACAACGATAACTATATCCTCATGGGTCACACGACCGGAGCGGAAGCGACGGGAGGCACAGTAGGAACGGGAACGGCAAAGGGTGACCTGAACGGCTATCAGTTGCAATTCACAGCGGAAGAAGCTATTCCAGCTCCTTTCGTTTCGTCTTCGGATTCGCTCCTCACGTTTACGACTGTTTGATTTTCCTTTTTGGTTTTAGGTTAAAAGGACGGGGGAGGGCGCAAGTCCTCCCCTTTTTTATTCTCAAATGATACACCTCAACCCCAATTCAGCCACCGAGCAATTTATCTACCTGACGCTTCAGGAGATGAAAAAAGACCTCGACCCGTTTACCCATTATTTGATAATTTTGGAGAACATGGCAAGCACGGATAAACACGCCTTCGTTGGAGATGTAGAAGTTGACAACGCTCGATATACAAAAATCAGCGTCTACACGAACCAACCTCTCGGAACGGCAAGCCGTGTCCTCTTAACTGAAACGGGGTTCTATACGTATAAAGCATACGGCCAAAACAGCTCAACGAACCTCAATGCTACCGATGCTTCGGTAGTTGGTTTACTTGAGCAAGGGACGTTGAATGTAGTCGGCGCGACAGGTTACACGATCCCAGACATAACAATCCCCGATAACGTCATATATTACGAGTAATGGAATTAATACAACTCAACCAATACCAAGAGCGGAGCTACGCAGAGACTGCCAGCCGCGAAGGTTTCGTGAATTACGGGGCAGACAATCTCTTTCCTCAGTACCTCGTTGACCTCTTTCATTCGTCCGCTACTCACAACGCATTGTCAACAACTATTGCGATGATGATCTTTGGCGAAGGGTTCGACGCTTCGAGCTTAGAAGGTCGCCTCGCTTTTGACCAATGGAATTTGAACGACGAACTCCGAAAGGCTTGTCTCGACTTTAAGATTCAGGGCGGCTTTGCTCTCGAAATCAATTGGTCGCTTGATAGGACGACTATCGCCAACGTCTCGCACTTGCCCTTTGAGAATATCCGTTCGGGCTTTGTCAATGAGGATGAAATCGTAGAAACGTATTACTACTCTAAAGACTGGAGCAATAAGCAAGAGGAGCAGGTCGAAATTCACCGCTTCCACAAGGAGATGAACATCGAATTTCCTACTCAAATTCTATACGTGAAGCCCTTCTCTCCGGGGTCTTTCTACTATCCCAAGCCGGACTATATCGGCTCAATTAACTACATCGAACTCGATAAAGAAATAGGGGTCTACCATATCAACAACATTAAGAACGGAATGAGTCCTTCGTTCTCAATTCACTTTAAGAACGGTATCCCTCCGCAAGAGGAGCGCAATCGAATCCGAATGGATATCGAACGACAGCTTGCAGGAGCAAGCAACGCGGGGAAGTTCATCGTCACGTACTCAGACGATCCCGAAAGAAAGCCAGACTTCGAGCCATTCCAATTGTCGGACGCTCACAATCAATACCAATTCCTTTCCGAAGAAGTGACCTCGAAGATTATGGTCGGTCACCGCGTTACGTCGCCTCAGATGTTTGGGGTATCCGTGCCGGGTAAGTTAGGGGGCGGTGGAGAGCTTGCAGAGGCTTCAGAGCTATTCGAAAGGAACGTCATAGCCCCAGCGAGGCAAGTCGTCACAGAGGCCGTTAAAACGCTTCTAAACGCTTCGGGAATAGAAAGCCAACTCGTAACGCTTTCCTCTGAAGAAATCAACCTCGACGAGTGCGTTGATTACCTAACGGAAAAAGGCGAGGAGATGGGCGAAGAATGGGAGTTGATTGATGAGGTGGAGGTCGATTACGAACTCGAACAGACCAGAGACGCGCTTTTCGCTTTTGCGAAAGTACCAAGTAGCAAACCGCAAGCGGGGTCGGAGCAAGATACCGAGATTATTAAGGTACGTTATTCGTATGCTCCGGGGACTACCTCAGCAGATTCGCGGGAGTTTTGTAAGAAGATGGTATCTGCAAACCGCGTCTTTAGAAAGGAGGATATACTTGCCGCAGGAGATAGAGCCGTGAACCCCGGATGGGGGCCAAATGGCGCGGATACTTATTCCGTTTGGTTGTATAAGGGCGGTGGATCGTGTCACCATTTTTGGAAGCGTCAAACGTACCTCCGCAAGAACAACAAAAAAATCTCGGTCAATCAAGCGAAGAAATTGATTCGGGAAGCCGGGGTCGATGCAAAGCGACTCGAAGACAACAATAAAAAAGTAGCACAACGCCCGGTAGATATGCCGAACAACGGCTTTTTAAACCCTCGATAAATGGCACTCACTCCCGAAATCCTCTTCGTGAATCCCGACTATATTAAGCGGATCACCAACATAAACGGAAGCATCGAGGACGCTTACCTCGTTCCTTCAATTATCCTCGCTCAGGACAAGTATATCCAGCTCTATTTGGGGACTGACCTCCTCAATAAACTCAAGGCCGATATTCAAGCGGGTACGCTCTCCGGCGATTACGCCGTCCTCATGGATTCCTACGTCCGCAAGGCTACCCTTTGGTGGGCTATGGTCGAAATGATTCCTTCGCTTTATGTGAAGATGGATAACGGGTCTTTAGTTATTCGGATATCTGAAGACACTACGAGCATAACCCCGGACGATTTGCACCGAGAGGTTGAGCGGGCGCGACAAAATGCGCAGTTCTATACCTTCCGACTGTATGACTACCTCTGTAATAATTCCTCGCTGTTTCCCGAATACACTTCGAACACGGGGGCCGATATGCTTCCACAGCCTGCCGACTATTACCAGAGCGGAATGAGTATTTCGGGAAGCAGTAGATATCCGCGTTTGGTAGATTTAAGAGCGTTCTTCGGATGAGAAAGAACCGCAAAGAGAATATA